TCAGAGATAGAGTTTAAAAGTGCAGACCATGAAGGCGGTTTAAGAGGAGCAGGACTTAACTGGTGTATTTTAGATGAAGCCTCGCGAATAAAAGAGGATAGTTGGAACGCTTTAAGACCTGCATTATCAGATAAGCAGGGCAAGGGAATATTTATATCCACACCTAAAGGAAAGAATTGGTTTTATAGATTATATCTTAAAGGTAAAGACGGAATAGATAAATACGAAAGTTGGCATTTCCCTTCAAATACTAATCCTTATTTTCCAGAAGAAGAATGGCTTGAAGCTAAAGAGAGTTATCCGGCTGATTGGTTTAGCCAGGAATATGAAGCCAATTTTCTTGAAGATGTTGCGGCAGTCTTTAGGGATATTGAAGGTAAGATTAAGGGCGAGTTTGAAGAACCGCAAGCAGGTAAGAAATATTTCTGTGGTGTTGATGTTGCTAAATATCAGGATTATACAGTTATTATCGTTTTAGACCAAAACAAACATCTTTGTTATTTTGAAAGATTTAATAGGTTAAATTGGGATATCCAAAAAATAAAGATTGCCAACGTATTTAAAAAGTATAACGCAGTTGGATTTATAGACAGCACCGGAGTTGGAGATCCTATTTTTGAAGATTTATCTAACCAAATGCCGTGGCAAATTTTCAGCTTTAAGTTTACCAATGAAAGTAAAATGAATATCATCACCGGACTCCAGGTAGCATTTGAGCAAAGGCAGGTAAGTTTTCCACGAATACCAGTGATGATTGATGAATTGGGAGCTTTTGAATATGAAATGCTGACATCTGGTAAATTTAGATACAGCGCACCCGAAGGCTATCACGATGATACGGTTATTTCACTTGCATTAGCAAATTGGGCAGTAGAACATTTAATAATGGAAGTTTCTAAAAATGTTTGGGGATAAAAAACACAATTTTGTGCTTAAATATGGTATAATTAATTAATAATAAAACATGGGGGAGCCTCAACCTCCCCCCGCCTGTTGAGGAGGCAAAAATGGAAGTTGCAACTAAAATCTGCAGTAAATGCAAAGAAGTAAAACCTATTAAAGAATTTAATAAGAGAAAAAATTCCAGATGTGGTGCTGCAAGTTGGTGTAAACAGTGTATAAAAGAACATAAAAAAAATGACGCGATAAGGATTAGAATACGTGATCGAAAGTATTATATAGACAATATAGAAAAAATAAAGAAATACCATGCGGAACGTTATATAAGTAAAAAAGAAAAAATACTTGAACATTGTAAAATCTATCAAAAAAACAATATAGAGAAAATAAGAGAATATGGTAAAGAATATAGGGAAAAAAATGTTGATAAAAAAAGAGAGTCAGATAAGAACAGGACAAAAGTAGACCCTAAATTTAGATTAAATCATAATATTAGAAAAGCTATTTGGTGGTCATTAAAGGGTAATAAAAATGGTAAATCTTGGGAATATCTACTTGGCTATACTTTACAAGATTTAATATCTCATTTAGAAAAATTATTTAAGTTGGGCATGACTTGGGAAAACTATGGTAAATGGCATATTGACCATATTGTGCCTCAATGCCTATGGCAATTTAATTCTTATACCGACAGGGAATTTAAACAGTGTTGGGCATTATGTAATTTGCAGCCGTTATGGGCATTAGAAAATATAAGCAAAAACGGTAGAGCGATATAACTCAATCAAAAATTAAATATTAAATTAAGCATCTCTTCGGAGGTGCTTTTTTTATTCAGATAAGGATTTTATATGTATGATTTTAAAAATATAATTGACTTGGCAAAAGTAACTGAACCCACTATTTTTTCGGATAAAGAATTAGACGTCATAAATTCCCTCATAAAATTTCAGGATTATTATGATAATCGCGCCTTCAAGTACATCGAAGAAGAATACCCAGAATTTAGGCATGGCAAGGTCGAAGGTGGCGATTACAAACCTGCACAAATTTCATTTAACTATGCCAAGAGAATAGTAGATCAGGGCGCAGCATGGCAGTTTGAAGTACCTATAGATTTTAATTGTAAATCTGTATCAACTGATAAAAAAGATTCTAAGATTCCAAGCAGGTCTAAAGAAATTGAAAAGGATTTATACGATATTCATAAGAAAAACTTAATGGATATAAAACTTCTTCAATCAGCAATAGAATCAAACATAGCCGGAGGAGTGGTATTTAAATTAAAGTATGATGAGGATAAAAAGCATGTAAGAATACTGCCTCGCAACAGGATTGAATGTTTTCCTGTATGCAAGTTTGATGACTATGAGGATATTTATAAAGTCCATTTCATAGCATTTCAGGACGAGAAAACTATATGGAAACAAACATATGAATTAGTTAAAAATCCTAACGGCAATAAAGTCTGCTGGATATCTGAAGCGCTATATGATACCCAGAATATTAAAGAGCCTAAGCAGGTTATCATTGAGTTACAACAGTTAAAGATTAACGGCAAACCTTTAGATTTTATGCCAGTTTACATCATTCCGAACATGTCCCAGTTAGGGGAAATTTGGGGTTCGTCTGAAATAAGGGATCAAGTATCAATAATCAATGAAATCCACAAGAAGTATTCCGATCTGTCCGATTCTCTAAAATTTGATATGTTTGCAATAACGGTATTTCTTAATGCTAAGCTTCCTACTGATGAAAAAGGCGCTGTATCCTTAAAGAATAAGGCTGGTGCTGCATGGCGTGTAATGGGATTAAGCCCTACAAATGATGTAAAGCCGGATGTGTTTAAACTTCAGTCAACTTTTAATTATACCGAAACTTTAACATTTTTAATTAATTCTTTAGTATCAGCTTTATATGAATTTTCAGAAACAGTTAATATTTCACCGGAAAAAGTTACCGGACTGCCTGCACTTTCAGGAATTGCGTTAAAACTATTATTTGCAACGATTATCTCAAAGACAAACCGTAAGAATACTATATGGAAAGCCAAGCTTGCTGAAATCTACATGGGAGCATTAAAGATCAAGCAACTTTATGAAGGAAGTTATGACATACCGGATGATTTAGACATTGAAATTATAACTCACATACCAATGCCAAGTAACGAACTTGAAGCCGTACAGATTGCAACACAGAAACTTGCAGCAGGGTTGTCGAGCGTTGAAACCGAAATGAATAAATTGGGTATAGAGAATCCTGAAGAAGAAATTGCAAAGATTTTAGCTGAGAAAATGCAATATGACAAAACTTTAAGCAGCGATACAAGAAACAATAAACCAGTAGAAGATAACAAAGATGGCAACCAGTGAATTTAAAGCATATCTTGAAAAGCACAGGACTAAGTTTGTTGATCTTATTGATTCACAGGAAAAAGAACTGGCAAGGCTTTATATCCAGACAGCAGCCGAAATTAAAGAGCGTGCCGAACTTATAATCAACAAGGATGGTTTATCATACGCTCAGGCTAAAATTAGGATTAATTCACTACTTCGGGAGGCTTCGAGGTTATCAAATAATTTCGAGGGTGTACTAAATCGCTCACTAATTGAAGCTTCAAATCTTGGCATGGAGATAAACAAAATCTCAATGTCAGCTTATCAGGAAAGCCTTAAAAAAGAGGGTGTGAATGTAAATTTTACAAGAATACTTTCAAAGGTAAATCCCGAAGCGGTTGCGTATACTTTTAATAAAATCTGGAATGACGGTCTGAAATTATCAAATAGAATCTGGTTGCAGGATATACGCACTAAGCAGGAAATAGAACGTATTATTATGCAGAATGTCATTAGCGGAGGTTCAGCAAGCGATAAGGTAACTTTATCGGCTTTAGAGAATCTGTTAAATCCTGAATATACTCCGGCAAAATTAACTTCTCTGCATGGTCGCAGGGTTGGTTATGAGGCTTCAAGACTGCTTAGAACTGAAATGAGTGTAGCTTTTAATGAAGCGGATAGGTTAAGCAGTGAGAAAAATCCAGGCTCAACAGGCGAGAAATGGTTAATAGCAATCGGAGCATGCGAGCAGTGCGAGCCGTTAAATGGTGAGCCTGTAAGTCAGGTTGGTTATCCGCCGTTACACCCTAATTGCAGGTGCGCGACTTTAAACGATGTAATGAGCACAGAGGATTTTACAAACAGATATTTAGCATTTATGGATAATCCGGCAAGCGATAAAGCCTTAGGAAACTGGATTTTAGAAGTATATAAGAAGGCAGCATAAATGGAATTATGGCAAATATTAAGTATGGCTTTGGGTCTTTTGTTTTATTTAATAATGATGACAATAGCAATTTATTTTCAGCACAAACAAAACAGAGGCTATAAAAATTCAATTATGAAAATGTTTGACGATATAGAAAAGAAAAGCAATTGGATGAATAAAATGGTTAATGAAGGTAAAGCAGATTTTATAACCGAAAAAGGCAAAATGTATTTTGTTTTGAGATGATTTTTAATTAAAAGTTTTTTATAAAAGCAAAAATTAGCACTCTCTGATGAGGGTGCTTTTTTATTGCAAAAAATCACGAAAGGAAAGGGTCGAGATGGCCGAGGAAAACAATAAGTTAAATGAACCGGATGGTTCAAAAGCAAATCCAAATCTGGATGGAGGAGGAGAAAACAAGTCAAAAACCTATACCGAAGAAGAATATAAAACTGTTCTTTCTGAAAGTATAGTCAGAAGGAAAGAAATCGATGACCTTAAGACAAAACTTAAGAAATTCGAGGATGAAAAACTTTCAGAATCAGAGAAGAAAGACAAGCGCATAAAAGAACTTGAAGACGAAATATCTTCAGTTAAAAACGCAACTCAGGCGGAAAAAATAGACAATTTAATCCTTAAAGGACTGACCGGAAAGAATGTAGTCGATAGCGATACTGCAATGATGCTTATAAGAAAAGAGCTTGCAAGTATGGAAAATATCGATGAGAAGGCAGTCAATAAAGCGATTGAAGATGTCTTAAAAAATAAGTCTTTTCTGATCTCAAGTTCTGATCCAAATCCTTCTAACGGCAATTTCAAAAAAACAAGTGGCGATCTTGTAAAGGATGCCAACGCAAGCATGGTGAAATTCCTGCAAAGTTAAAGGAGAATTAAAATGACTGATTTTTTAAATGCAACATTAGCTAATAGTGAAGGAAAATATACAGTTCCAGAACCTTTAGCAAAACAAATCATAGATAATGTCTATAGAAGCTCTGGCCTGCTTCAGTTACTTAGAAATTGGCCCATGACAAGTATTACAGAAAGAATACCGCTATTAGCAAGCGGATCGACAGCAGCATACACATCTGCCGAAGGTGGAGCTAAAGGCAATACGCAGCCATCATTCGGACAAATAACACTGACAGCACAGGAACTTGCTGCCATTGTCGTTACAACTGAATTATTGTTAAGAACATCAAATCTTGAAAACCTGTCAAGTGTAATTCAGGAAGATTTAGTTAATGCTTTTGTCGAAGCTAAAGAGAAAGAGTATGCAGGATATGGCGGATCTGTTTATACCCACAATTTAACAGATTATACACCTGTTGCGCACACTATTGCATACGGTACTGGCGATGACCTTGTCGCTGATATATCAAGTGCTTTAGGGTGTGTTGAAGAGCATATTGTTGGAACTCCTAAGATTGCTTTTATAGGGCACACTTCACTTAGGGCAAAACTTAGGAATTTGAGAAGCGCAACAGACAAACTTCCAATATTCCAGGGTGCAAACGGAAATGCACCTGACACATTATTCGGCTATCCTCTTGTTTATTCCGGCAACTTCGTAAAAACAGGTTCACCTGCAAAGTATGAACTGTTTGTTGCTGACTGGAAAAAAGTAATTGAAGGCAATCTTCAAGGGTTAGAACTTGCTAAATCAAAAGATGCAACGATAACTCTTGCTGACAATACCACAAAAAGCATGTTCCAGAATAACATGGTAGCAATCAAAGGCTGGCTATATTCTGCTTTTGAGATAGCTGATCCCAACATTCTGGCAAAAGTAACAGGTCTTTAGAATTAATTAATAAAGTTAGGGGAGGTAAGATTAAAATTCCTCCCCTGCCAAATTAATATCCGAAAGGAAGTTATGAGAGTAATTTTAAATACTAACACAATGTTTGAAGGTATTCCGTTAAGCATAGGAACTGTAATTGATGTTGAATTGAAAGTCGCTGAACGCTGGATTAATAAGGGTATTGCACATTTACCAGCTCAAGGTGGAATAATTACACCGGAACTTAATGCTGACTTAATCCCATTACATGATGATTTAATCCTAAATAGCAAGCAACAGGAAAATCTTAAAAAGTTTATTGAAGAAACAAAAGAAGATATACCCGAAGAAGAAATATTTAGAGAACCGAAAATCAAAGAAGAAATTAAAGTAAATAAACCAGTCAAAAACAATAAGAAAAAATCTAAATGACACAGGTAGTTTTAAACGTAAATACAGTTTTTAATGGTGAACAATTAAAGCAGGGTGATATTATCGATGTTGATAATAAAATAGCCTTGCGCTGGTTAAACAACGGACTTGTACATTACCCACAGGTGCAGGAACTCCCGAATGTTAATTTAAGGTTTGAACTTGTTAAGACCTGTAAGCCTACATCGATAATTATTTTAACAATTACCAATTTAGACATCCTTAAAAGGTGTATCCAGTCAATAAGGAAGTACACCAATAATTATGAGTTAATCTTAATTGGCAATAATCCTATACCCGAAGTCAAAGAGTATATCTTAAATTTAAAGGTTGTTAATGCAAAAGTTGTAATCAATAAAGAGAATAAAGGTTTTTCATACGGATGTAATCAAGGCTTAAAGCTAGCAAGCCATGAATTTATCTGCTTTTTAAATGATGATACCGTAGTAAGTCAAAACTGGTTATATAAATTACAGAAAACATTCGAGGTTAAAGACGATTGCGGAATGGCTTCACCGACAACGTGTTATTCAAACGGCATTCAATGTGACTGGAATATAGCGCCAAGAAGATTTGATTTCAGCGAGGATGATATATCAAATTATGCCTTATCTCTTAAAGAGGCCTATATAAATACGGTTATATACGGCTTCTGTATGCTAACTAAAAAAAGCATACTGGATAAGGTCGGAGGGTTTGACTACAAGAGATACGGTTTAGCAAGTGCGGAGGAAGTTGACCTTGAATGGCGATTAGAACAATTAGGGTTTAAAGCATACTGGACTAAAGGCGCATACGTTCATCATTTACAGCATGCTACTTTTAAAACCTTGAAAATGGATCAGTATAATATATGCAAAAAGAACAGGGTTATATTTGAGGCAAGAAAAAAAGATAAAGACATTGATTTATATGTAGAAAATGACATTGAAATACCGAAGTTTAAACAGATAAAAGCTGACGCTAAAATTACCGATGTTGTAATGGTAACTTTGGATAAGCCAGCAGAAACATCTAAGACGCTTGAATCATTATTTATGAATAGTAACATCAGAATAATAATTATTGATAATGGTTCAAAAGACGTAGAGTATCTGACGAAATACCCGATTAGTATGGTTATAAATAACAAATCCAATAAGGGTGTTGTTAAAGCCATTAATCAGGGTTTGGTAATAGCAGACAGCAGATATATTGCAATTATTCACAATGACGTTACGGTTTCTAAAGGCTGGATTGACAAGTCTGTAAAGTTCATGGATTCACACCCCGAAGCTGGAATTATAGGAACTTCTGGCTGGACTGAAATAGAAAATGACGGCTCATGTAATGTTAAGAATATTGTAACCGGAATTAAAAGATATGACTATAAATTCAAATCCGATTTTGTTGAGGTTGCTGTAACTGACGGACAGTGTAATTTGATCAGAAATATTGGGATTAAGCTTGATGAAGATTATGGACTTATGCACTTTTATGATAAGGATTTATCACTGCTCTACAGAAAATACGGCTATAAATCTTATATCATAAAAGCAGAGGTAGAGCATTTTGCAGAGGATAGAAGCACATCGACAATTCAAAACGATAAGTATAAAAATGTTGTAAATGACACTGTTTTATATAAGGAAAATGAGGGCAAGTTTATAGCTAAGTGGAAAAACACACTGCCGATAAGAAAACAGCTAATTCCGATACTCATGACTACTTATAATCGCTTGCCTTATACTAAGAGGGCATTGACAGCACTACTGGCCAATACTGAAAGTGAACCGCATGAGATATTTATATTTGATAACAATTCTACAGACGGAACAAGGGAATATCTTGAGTCAGTAAAAGATGAAAGGATAGTTTTACATTTTAACAAGGAAAATGAAGGAATAATCAAGCCTAAAAATGTATTTCTCGAGAGATATAAAACCAGCGAGTATTGCGCTTTTGTTGATAATGACAATGTTATGCCTAAAGGGTGGCTCAAAGCATTAAAAAGTGTAATGGATAATTTCCCCTTAATAGCGGTCCAGTTGGAGCATTATGTCGGTTTAGGGTGGGATTTTAAGGAGAATATTGAATGGTTTAAGCATTTATACCATATAGATTTTAACGGCAGTAATTTATACCTGAATAACTTTGAGGGTGGGTGCGGTGCATTTGTAAGACGTTCTTATGTCAAAGGATATATTCCTGAACTTAGGGGAACTTTATCTGGCTGGGTAAATTACCTTATAAAAAGATTTGATGATGACGGACTGGTAAGCGGATTTTATGACGGCTTGTTTATGGAACTGTGCGACATGAAAGGCACTAATCAGAAAGTTTATGACTTCCCTGAATACAGTAAAGAATTATCTACTTTAGGCAGGGGCCAGTTTGGTTATCATAAATTTAGTGAAGCCGACGTTGAATATTACGAGAAATTAAGAAATAAAATTGGTGGGATTGTTAAGGAGTGGTAGATGGATAAGATAACAGAAGTTTTCAGAAGTTATAAATTTTATCTGAAAAATAGGTATTGGTATTACATTGAAGATTGCCCCTATATTATGAGTGCCGTTCTTACATGGAGAGATTATATTAAGAATAGGAGAAAGAAACTTCTTAATGCGTATTGATCTGGGCTGTTCCATATTCAAAAAATCCGGTTATGTCGGCATAGATTTATTTGACTGGTCTGATAAATACCCTAAAGATGAATTTTTGCAGGGGGAAATTCCCGAAGTCCTTCATAATTTTAAAGAGAACAGCATTGAAGAAGTCAGGGCAAGCCATTTTATAGAACACGTACCGCAAGCTAGAGTTATTGAGTTCATGAATGAGGTCCACAGGATATTAATACCCGATGGATTAATGGAGATAAATGTACCTCCGTCAACTGGTCGAGGCGCTTTCTGTGATCCTTGTCATGTCAGTTTCTGGAATGATATGAGCTTTCGTTATTACGATAAAACTTGGTCGCCTGATCTTACAGGCAGTTACGGAATTACGGCAGACTTCATAATTGTAAAAATGGAGCAATTAACAGAGTTTGACCTTCATGTAATTTTACAAAAAAGATGAAAGTAGCAACAATTATAACTTATAACGATTTTCCACTTATAAAGGACTGTATTGAAAGTCTAATTAACAAGGTTGATAAGATAATATGTATTGATGGCCGTTATACAGACTTCCCTGACGCTGATGGTGATTATTCAACAGATGGAACTTTAGAGTATTTAAAAGATAAAGCAAGCGTTACCTTAATCGGTGGATTTACTGAAGTCGCTAAAAGAAATACATATCTTTTGCAGTTAAACGAGGGTGATACAGTGTTAAATCTCGATTCAGATGAGGTTCTTGTCGGAGAATTACCTGAACTAAAAGCTGATTTTGGGGTTCTCGACTTATGGGATGGTTGCAGTAAGCATATCCAGAAAAGGGCAACGAGATTCTTTAAATATCGAGAAGGAATGGAATACAGATATTGCCATTACACGCTTTATTATAACGATCAGATTATCAACAAATTACAGAAAGTCATAAATCCTGATTTTACTTTTGAAAATATTGAAGGAATGCACATAATCCATAATTGGCATTTCAGGACAGATGAAAGAAAATATTATAAAGAACAATATTATAAGACCTTAATACAAAAAGAGGCTAAGTTTAATAAATGAAAATTCCATCAGAAATCAAAATCGGCGGTATAATATATAGCATAGAATTAATTGATGAAAAAGAAGATGATATACATACCACAGAATTTATAGGTAGAGTTATATTTAAGGATAATAAGATTAAAATTTTAAATTCATATAAACCCGAAAGGCAGTTTAGGACATTACTCCATGAAATTATTCATATACTTGACGAAGATTTAAAGATAGGTTTTGAAGAAAATGGCATATGCAGATTGGAAACTGGATTATATCAAGTTTTAAAAGACAATAATTTAATAAAGGATTAAAAATGGTTGAACCTTTAATAACAATAATAAGAGATGACTACCTTGAGAGTGCAACAACTTCCGAAGTGTCAGACGCAGTTATTGAAAGACTTTTAAATAAGCACAGAGGATATATTCATGATTTACAGATTATCGCAGAAGATTACTATTTTGATAATGCCAGCAAGGTATACAAAATAGGGTATTCTTACCTTATGAATGTAGTTTTAACTGATGGCAGTGGTGCGGTAATTGCAAGCACAAATTATACGCTGGATGTATTTAACGGCATAGTAACTTTTATAACCGGCTATACAATACCCGATACCGTTTACATCACATTTAATTATTTTGACTTTTTTGAAACGGTTGCGGATTTATGGACATATTTAGCTGCTAAGAGTAGATTTTTAGGGCAATCGCAATTAGGTGATGAGAAACTGGCGCAGGATAAATCAAGCAGGGAATATTGTATCAGTAAAGCATGGGAATTTAGGCAGAGCAAAAATATCCAAATGGAGCGGTAATGACAGAAAAATACGAATCAGTAAGAAATTTACAGGCAAATTTAATCGCACAAAATCCGGCTTCTATAGTTATTACAAGAGTCACAAAAATAGCCGGTGCCGATGGTGGTTGGCTTCCTGCTTCTCCGGTTAATTTAACCTCACAGGATATTAGAATTTATGATAAGTGGAGATATACAAAAGTAGTCAGTATTAATGAGGCAGGTTGGACGATTAAGAAAGTTCAAAAAGCTATAGCATTATATAATGCAAATATTTTAGCTGAAAGTCCAACAAACTTAGATACTTTTACATTTGGAGGGCATACATACAAAGTTGTAGATGTAAAAGATATTACTACTCAAGGCTATATCTGCTTCAAAGAATTAGATATTGAGGTTATTTCATGAGCGGATTAAATGAAGTCTTAAAAAATCTTGCACTTTGGGCGGTTGAGAAAAGGGCAGGTGTGGACGCTGTCAGTAAGGTAACCGCAACAAACATGCAGAATTATGCAAGATTAAATAGACTGTGGGAAGATCAAACAGGACATGCCAGGGCAGGCTTAAACGGTGGCTCATACTGGGAAAACAGAGAAGTATTAAAAATCTATATAGCTCATTCAATGGAATATGGAATATATTT